GGCAATGTCCTTAAAGTCCGAGTTCGCATCAACGACGTTGGTGCCATCGCACAGCAATTGCCACGTCGTACCCTGCGTCACCGCGACACCCGTGCCGGTCGAAGTCTTGACCGTGACCGAGAAAGCGCCCGAGGTCGCATTCCAGATAGTCCAGCGCGCGGCCGCGGCGGGCACAATCACATTGATGTTTGCGGTGATTGCGCCGGTCAATTTGATCGTTGCGTAGCCCGCCTCGGCGGCCGTCAGCGTCACGTCGACCGCGCCCGCAACCGACTTCGAGAGGAAGCCGTTTGCCGCCGTCTGAACGAAGGCTGTGGTCGCAAGCGACGTGTCGTTGTCGCCACTCGTCGGCGTCGGCGCGGCCGGGTTGCCGGTGAAGGTCGGCGAGGCGAGCGGGGCGCGAGTCGTGTCGGTCGGATGAACGTGATCCGCGCGCGCGAAGGTTGTTCCGGTGCCGACCGCGGCCGTGCCATCCATTGCCGGCGTCGTCGACGATGCCTGTCCGAGAACAAAGGCGGTCGTCGCGAGTTGCGTTGTGTTCGTGTTGGCGGCGGCGGTAGGAGCCGCGGGTGTGCCCGTGAAAGTCGGCGACGCCAGCGGCGCGCGCGACGTATCGGTCGGGTGGACGTGATCGGCCCGCGCGAAGGTCGTGCCCGTGCCGACGGCCGCGGTGCCATCCATGCTCGGCGTCGTCGAGGAGGCTTGGCCGAGCACGAATGCGGTCGTTGCCAGTTGCGTCGTATTCGTGTTTTGGGCCGCCGTCGGCGCGGCCGGCGTGCCAGTAAAGGTCGGCGACGCGAGCGGAGCGCGCGTGGTGTCCGTCGGGTGGACGTGGTCCGCACGCGCGAAACTCGTCGAGGTGCCGACGGTGGCCGCGCCATTCATCGCGGGCGCGACAGCGGATGCCTGACCGAGAAACGCATCCCAAAAGAATTTCGTCGTCGCGATTCTGTCCGTGTAGTCGGCCGCCGCCTGAGAGGGCGCTGTCGGCGTGCCGGTGAGGGCCGGCGAGGCAAGCGGCGCTTTCAGGTCAAGCGCAGACTGCAGGCCCGCCACGCGCGCGATATCGGACTGCGCAAAGACGAGGTTGCCCGACTTCGTCACGGCGAGGTTGCCGAACGCGGTCACCGAGGTGATTGCCCATCCAAAGCCCCAACGTGCGACCGTGCCGCCGTCGGAGTTATAGGACGCCATGACTTCGGCGATATGCACGCGCGGATAGCTCCACGTCGAAGCCAGTTCGCCAATCCAGATGCAGTGCGAGGTGCCGTCGTTGCCGAAACGCACCGTGAAGTCACGATCTGCCAGCGAACCGAGCACGGCAACCGACACGCTGGCCCAACCGAACGAGGTGTTTGTCGCGTTGCCCGCAATGAAAATCGAAATCGCTTCGCCCGTCGAGTTGTCGAATAGCTCGACGCGCATGCGCAGCAGCGTATTGAACGTAGCGGCAGCGGAGGGCAGGGCGATTTTGAAAGCGCCGGTCAGCGGGTTGCTGTTCGAGGCGAAGTAGGCCGAATCCGGGTTGGTGATGCGCACCATGCCCGTCGTCGTCGCGCCGCCCACTTGCGCGCCTGCGCGTGGCGGAATGAATTCCGCGGTCATTTCCGCGACGCTATGCCCCCATCGCTCCCATTTGGTCGTCGCGGTAGTCGGGTTGTTGCCGACGTTGTTGTCGACCAGCGAGCGGTATGTCTTGCCATCGCCCGGATTGATGATATGTGCGCCGGTCGCGTAGATGACGTTCGTATCCCACTCGCCCATGCCGCGCTTTTCGAGCACATAGCCCGGATGCGGGTCGGTCTTGGCCTCGTGCTGATTAATCAGCGAGGCCATGCCGGTGGTATCGGTCGACACACTGACGACGACCGAAGCCGCGGGCAGAATCGAGATATCCAGCGTGTACGCGAACGGCACATCGAGCGTGGCGGACTTGACGAACAGCGGCGTGCTCGGCTGGCTCCACACGGCAAACAGCGTGTTGCCGCAATAGAAGCCGATTTCGCCGATGGACTTGCCATTGGGCGAGCGGCCGGTGTCGTCGGTGTCGGTGATGGTCGTGCCGACCTGTACCGAATAGCTGTCGGGATTCGAGCCGCTCGTGATGGCGTAGCGCGCGACTTCAGCAGTCAGCGCGGTTTGCGTGGCGCGCCCGTTCGCATCGACGGCGGGCGTATAAAGGCCGGTGCCGATGGCGACGTGCGTGAGCGTAACCGAGAATCCCGGCTGCGTCGCTTGAGGAAAAAGCGCAAGGCCGGCAGCGGTGAGCTTCGGATTGAAGGCGGTAGTCATCGTGACCTCGAATTGCAGACCGCCCAATTCTCAGGTCGTGATTTCCCCTTACTGCGCTGCGCTTTTCCTAAGCGCTAGATGGTTGCCCAGTCGCTATCGTAGTCGTCGAGCGTGCCGTACATATCGGCGATTTCGTCGGCACTCGAAACAGTCGTATCGGCCGCGAGCGCCACGTCCGCGGCCTCGATCAGCGCGAGTACAGCGACGTTTCCATTGGACATTTCCGGCGCGAGACGATACTTGGTGCCGCGCTCGTTCATGCCGTCGGACTCGATACGCGTGCCCGGATCGTGCTTCGTGACCGCGGGCAATAGTTCGAGCAGCCCTTGACCTCTGAGGCTAAAGAACAGGTGGATGGCGCGCTGCAGCTTGTCCTCATCAAACAGCCGGTCGCGGTCCTCCAAGCGCGTGTTGTTCGAGACGGTGAGCGCGCCCTCTGTGCGCTCGTCGATACCCTGTTCCTTGGCGACGATGAACAGGCCCGTTTTCGGGTCGAGCGCGCCAAGCAGGTTGACCGCCGCGCCCTGATAGCCGCTAACGATGGCCTGCACACGAATCGGCCCGCTCATGCGGCAGTCTCCGCAAAAACCTGCTCGCTTGTGACTTCGGTCACGACCTGATAGCCGGACGGGGCCGGCTTGCCATCATTCGGCTCGCCGTCTTTCGGGGCCTCGAATAGCGGCACATGGGCGCGCACGTTGAGGTCGACCGTGCAGATGGTCAGGTCTTTGACCTCGACGGGCATCGACACTGCGCCCAAGTCGATCTGTTCTAGCGCGGCCTGAAACTGATGCGTCATGCCGGCGAACGGCACATCGAAGGTAAAGCGCCGGCCGCCGCCGTCGTCATCGCCATTGGCGAACAGGTTGAACTGCATCGCGAGGCTATGCGCCGTGTGCTTTTCCGCCGCCGCAATGACGACCTGCGCACGGTACTCGTTGAACGAGGTGCGCACCTTGAACGCGCGCTGCTCCGGATCATCCGGATTCGTGACCCATACGCGCGAGCCGACCGCAATACCCCATTCGGGCGGCGCGGGCATGAAATCCTTGGCCATCGCGACGAACGCAATCGGTAGGCGCGAGGAGAGTCCCGGCCCGGCGTCGTTTTCGTTTTTCCGGTATTCCTTCAGCATGTCCTCGATTTGATCGATCATGCGGCCCGGAACCCACACCATTGCCTTTGAGAGGCCGCGCGTGACGTATTCCTGCATCGAGGGCGTGTCGGCGACTAGCTGCGCGTAGAAGCGGCGCATATAGCCGCCCATGCCGATTTCCAGAGGCGTGAGCAAGCTCATGTCAGGCGGCCCCGAAATGGCGGCGCGCGTATTCGAGCGCCGCGTCGGTGTCGCCTTCCTTCAGCGCATCGAGCGGCGTGAGCGAGGCGTGCGCAAAGCCCGCGGCGCGACGCGCGAAATCGGCGGTGGCGTTGCGCCGCCCGGCGAGCGAGGGCGCTTGATGCCCGCGCGCGCTATCGAGCACGACGCCCGGCCGCGCTTGCGCGAGCATGGACAGCAATTCCTCGTTCTCCTCGCGCATGCGCTCGATGGTCTGCATCGCGAGCAGGTGATCGGCCTGCAGCGAATCGAAAATCTGATTCATGACCGTCTGCTGTTGGTGCATGTCGCTCATGACCGAATCGAACACGAGTTCGTCGAGGTTTGCCTCGCCGTTGACGCTATCGAACACATAGCCGCGGTTGGTCGTGTAGTTCGGCTCATGCACGTAGTCAAAGCCGCCGAATTCATACGGCACATGCACGCCGCCGACCGGGCGCACGTTGATGGCACTCGAAAAGCCGCCCGTCTTGCTGTCGTGCAGGCGCGCGGACATTTTGCCCGGCTCGGTGTCGAGGAACTCTGTCTCGTGCTCGATGTTGCCCTGCTCGTCGGCGGCGAGGTGCGTCGTGACGAGCGCCGGCTCAAAGAAAATCTGCTTGCCGCCCACCATCGCCCATTCGGGCGGATTGATGCCGAATTTCATGCGCAGGCTATGGCCGTAGAAGCCGAGCAGGTCGCGGTTCTTGACCTTCTCCTGCACGGCGGGGCCATTGACGAGCGAGGCGAGCGCACGCAGGTCGAAATTTCGATCCTTGCCGACGTGCGAGCGCCCGCGGTCGGTCACGTTGTAGACAATCTTTCCGGTCTTTTTACCCATGATTCACCTGATTAGCTGAGTTTGCCGATGGCGAGAATCGGCATGACGCCGCGAGCGACGTTGGCGAAGGCAAGGCCGCCCGTGTTGCCCTTGTTTTCAAAGATGGTCGACAGTTGCAGTTCGAGCAGCAGGCGCGGCGCGAGCGTCGAGCGAAACGCCTTGGCGATTTCGAGCAGGCCCAAGCCGTTATCCGACGTGACGGGCAGCGTCACGCGAATGCGCCCGGTGCGGAAGTGCGTGAGCGCCGTGGCAGGCGTCACGCCATCGGAGAACGTCGCCACACCATTGGATGCGACCGTGTAATCGGTGACGGTGCCGGCCGCGCTCGTCGTGCCGATATAGCTCGTCGGCGTGTCGCCGCTTTCAAGCTGCCCGCCCCATGCATAGATGCCTTGCCCGACGACACCCGTATAGATGGTCGAATTGTTGTAGGTAGGCGGCGCGCCGATAAAGGCGGCAAGCCCTTGGCTCGTCACATTCGGGTTAGCAATGCCCGATACCGAAACGCGATACCAACCGCTCCCCAACGCGGTCATCGTCGCCTTTGCGCCGGTCGCATTGCCCGCGTTGACAACAGCAGAGGTGCCGGCAACAAGGTCGAAATAGGCGGCGCAGTAATTCGACGATGCGCCCGACGCAAGCAGGCGCAGCACCACATAGCGACGCTCGGCGGCCTGCACATGGATCGACCACGTATTCCAGCCGGCCGCGTTCGCCGTGCTCGCGGTCGTGTGCTGACACGAGTGCGCGGCATTGGTCGCGTCAGCATCGGCGATCTTCTCTGCGGTTGCCGTTCCGTCCGGCGCGACCGCCGCATTGGCCGTGACCGTCAGGAGCGTCTTGAGCCATGCGGCGTTATCCAGCGCGCTGGAATAGGTCAGCAGGTTGGTCCGCGGCGTCGTATAGAGCAGTTGCTTGCCCTGCCAGTCGGTGCGATAGACCGTCGGCAGCCCTTCCGGGTTGGCGTCCATGTCGTAGACCGCGGAGACGGTCGCCGAGAGCGATTGCGTGCCAAGCGGCGTGCGGTCGTCGGGATAGTCCGCCGAGGTCGCAATCGGATGCCAGAGCGGCTCGACCTTCCAGTCGTTCGGCCATACCGCCTGCAGGTATTGCTTCAGAAAGATCATGCCGCGGCGCGGGTTGCGCGCGCGCGCCGCCTGCAGCAGGAACGAGGAGCGCGTCACGTCGCGCTTGACGATGGCAAGCCCCGAGTCTTTCAGCGCGCGCTCGACGAGTTCGGCATCGCCCAGTTGCGGCATGCCGTACAGGTTCAGGCTGCGCTCGCGCGGGCGAATCATCGACTCGAACACGGCCATAAAGATGGCCTTCAGGTCCGTTTCGAGTTGGTCATACTCGAAACTCTGCGCGAGCGGTTGCAGGGACGGCGCGTCAACCGGGATCAGGTCCGCCATGCTTAGAAACTCCACATGCCGTCGTTATAGGTCGCCTGCGTCACATTCACGGTCAGCGACGCCTCCGACACATAGCGGTACTGTTCCGGCAGCGTGACGGGCAGCGCTGCGAGCGACACCTGAAGGTCTGAGCCATCGTCCTGCAGCGCCACGACGTTCGTTTTGAGGCTGTCCGAGAGCTTTTTATTGTTCATCTGCATCATGCCCTTGGCGGCGGCCTGCGAATCCTTGCCGTAGAGGTCATAGACCACGGCGCGAATTTTCGCCTCCACGTCGCCCACGTCATGCACGACGGAGACTTGCGCGTTGATCGTCACGGGCAGTTCGGTCGTCACGGCGTTGACGAAATTGACCGAATACGAGTCGTCGGCGAGCTTGATGATGCGGCGGATTTCCGTCTGCAGCCATGTCGTGTCGACGCCGTCCATCAATACCGCGATGAACAGCTTGTTGATGTTCGCCACGCTCGCGCCGCGCACGGCCTCCTCGACCTGCTCATTCCAGACCGACAGGAAGCGCAGCGGAAAGAGGGTGCGGCGAATCAGAAAATCGAAGTTGCCGAGATACACCGCGCTCGAATCGTAGGTGCTCGGATACTTCGCATACTCGCGCAGCGTGTCGATATCGAGCGGGTCCGCGCCCGCGAACAGCACAGACGAGAGCGTTAGTGTCGCTTGCCGGTCCTCGCTCGATGCCGAGGTTTCAAAGGTGAAGGTCGCGCCCGACGAGAGCACGTTCGCGCCGAATGTCTCCTCGATGGTGAAATTGATAACGGTGCCGTTCGAGGGCTGAACCCCGACGGTATTAGCCCAGCCGAATTTCACCCACAGCCGGCGCTGCTCGTCGGTTTCGAGCGAATAGCCCGCTTCGCCCGCGGCGAGGTTTTGAAACTCCGGCGTGTACGGGTAGGTCGTCGTGCCGATGGTCACGTAAATGCCGCTGATGATCTGCTCAGTGTCATCGTTGGGCGGAATCTGCACGCCGTAGAAGGCGGTCGAATTCGCGACCGTATGCGTGAGCGTGCGCGTAGTGACCTGCTTGGCGTTGACGATGGACGTAGCGCCCGCGGCGATGGCCGCCTGCGTTTCGGTCACATAAACGCGCCCGTTCTGGTCGATCAGGCGGCGGCCCACGGCGATATTAAGCGTGGTCGTCGCGCCGTTGGTGATCGACAAGGCCACGCGCGGCGGGCGCGCGAACGGCAGGATGCCTTTCATGCTGGCGTCGGCGAGCACGGTCGTGTCACGCGCCTTGATGAACGGCTCCATGCTTTCCGTATCAATTTGCTGCGACACCATCGCGAACATGGTCGCCATTGCATCGAGCGAGGCGAGCAGGCGCGGGTCGCCCGCCTGATAGGCGAGCGCAGCGGCCGGGTAGTTCGATACCTCCGCGGCAATGGCGGTGACGAAGTCATCGCGCGTGTACGACATTTACTTGCCTCCGATATCGACTGTCGCGCCGGACAGGTCGATGAAATACCGGCGCTTGTCCGGCCCCATGTCTTGCGAATAAAGATTGACCGAGCCGCGCGGCATGGCCGCGAGCAGCGGCACGTCGGTTTTGAGCTTGGTGAGCACGGCGTCCGCGCCGCCCGTGCGCAAGGGCGACTGCAGCAGGTCTTTGATGTTCGAGCCGTAGTCCGAACCCAAATAGCCGTTCACTGGCGTCGCCAGCCAGTGCGACACCATCGCTTGTGCGTCAGCGGTCGTGATCTTCGTATCCATGCGCCTGATGGTATGTGGCGGCGCGTGAGATATAGGCGCTTCGTTTTCCTGCCCGCCTAAATATAGATTCTTCTATTGCGCTCGACGGCACGAGATATTAATATTTCGATATTCCAGAGTGAAACAGGGCGTCGAACGATGGCGGGTCAGCGGAAGTTCATATGTCGGAAGTGCGGCGCGATGCACGAGCGGCGCAATCAGGCCGTCGAATGCTGCATGGCGGGCGACGCGTTTTCGGCAGAGGAGCTAGAGGCCATCGGTCAGCGGCGGCTTTTCGATGACGGGC